GAAGGTCTGCGTGATAAGGAAGGATGATGAGCCTGTCTGACTTGTCGCAATCAGCACGCTGTTCACATCCACCTTCGCCGTGCCGCTGACTGAGCCAGCCGCCGTGAGGGTCAGCGCGATGTCGGCATAGGCTGCAGTGGTGCTAATAGCAGCTGAGCCGCTGGTGGTCACGCCGCTGATGCCAGTCCAGGTGCCTGTGTCTGCCGCCGTGCCGATGTCAAAGGTGCTGAGCAGCGTGCCAGCCTCGTCGTAGTAGGTGGCGTTCAGCACGATGCTCCACTGCGCTGTGCCGGTGGTGCCTTGCCGCGTCAGGCTCGCAAACGCCTTCTGGCGCAGCGCCAGCGCGTCGTCGTTGAGCAAGTAGGTGCGCGTCTTGAGGATGGCGTAGTCGCCGCTCGCAGCTCCAGTCGGGTCCATCCGAACAGACCAGTTCTGCGTCGTCTCGTTGTAGACCATCGTGGTCTCAATGTCGCCGTTGCTCTCCAGCCCCCAGTACGGAATGGAGTTGTCAACCTCAACTGGATTGTTCGGCTCTGGACAGGTCAGGTCAAAGTTGGCGTTCGGGATGCCGTAGAGCGTCTGCGTTCTTGCGGCCACGCCGAGTGGCGACGCGCCGAAGGCGCTGTCCGAAGAGATGATGGAGTTGCCGTTGATATCCTGCGTCGCGCTGAAGTTCTGCGAGGAGACCGAAGGGTTGGAGCCGAACTGCGGCATCTGTCTCTCCTATCGCTTCTGCCCCGCCACCAGCGTGGCGAGGTCGCTTGGGTTCTTGCGATTGAATGTAATGCGAACGCGCTGAATATACGAGCCAGGCTCTAGCGCCCAGTCTACTTGCTCAACTCGATACAACCCAGCCAAGCCGAGTCCTGCTGATGTGACCTCCACCCACTGCCCTGGCTTCCAGCCTTCTACCAGCGCAAAGGTACTTGCGCCGGTCTGCGCGTAGCCTGAGGCGAAGCCGTACTGATTCCACGCGGCTGTGCCTGCACCGCGCAGCTCAAAGGAGCCGCTGAGCAGCGGCTTGTGCCGCTCGGTGAACCACGCAGCTGCGGCGCGCTGAATCTGCGCGCCTGGATTGCTGACGGCAGTCGGGAAGTCTACGACTGCATCGAGCGTCGGTGCGCCGAGGCGCGGCGTGTAGACCTGTGCTGCGGTGCCGCCGCTTGAGTCGTTGCTCAGGTCGGTGTACGCCCAGACCTGCGTCAGCCCTGCGCCAGCGGTGGCTGGGATGCTGAACATCCCTGACTTCGCTGTCTCGTGGTCCCAGTTCACCGTGAGGTTGAACGGCGCGACGGTCGCCTTCGCCGTGCTGGTGTTCGGGTCGCCAGCGCCAGTGGTGATGATTGAGTACGGAGCAGTCGCGTAGGTCGGCTCAGAGGCAACATCCACGAGCGCGTAGTTCAGCAGCCCCTTCGTGTCAATGAAGGCGCGCCTGTCGCGGATATCGTCGCCGCTATAGGTCTCAATGATGGCGTCAAGCGCAGAGCGCAGCGTGGTGGCCCCGAACTGCACATCCTGCCTGTTCTTGAACGCAGTGCCGCCAGCAATCTTTGAGGTGTCCGAGGTGTTGAAGAGTCGCTGCACAGCGTAGTCATCTGCCTTGTACGAGTTCACGATGGTCATAAAGGTGCTGACGGCTGTGTCCTCGCTTGCGCCCTTTGCAATCTTGACGACCATCTGACCGTTCACGATTGGTGGCCCGACCTGACCAGCGGCGCCGAAGAGGTAGCCTCCTGTGTTGAAGGTTCCCCAGTTGCCAGTGATTGGCGAGGGCAGTGTGAGTTCAATCGTGTAGGCGTTCAACACATTGACTTGGTTGCCGCTGAAGGTGCCGTTCGCAAGTTTCGCCAACAGCGGAACATTTCCTGTACTCCAGCCCGACCCCAGGATGCCGCTGATGCTGTTCGTGAAGATGGTGTCGCCGCTCGCCAAGTTGAAGTTGTTCACGGTGGACGCAGGCGCGCCTGTCGCGGTGAGGATGAGCGTGTCATAACTGCTGCGCTTGCGCGCCACCGTGAAGGTTGCAAAGCCACCTGTGGTTTTGGAACCTGAACTGCTTGCCGTCCCTGTGTTTGCGTAGGTCACCTTATTGGGACTTGGGATTGAAGTGATTGTGAAGATGCCGTTGAACGAGGCGCTACCGCCGCCGCTCAATCCGCTCACCTTGATTTGATTGCCGACGCTGAATCCGTGTCTGCTGCCAAGAGTCAGCGTGGTCACATTGGAGGCGCGTGTGGCATCTGAGCGCCGCAGCGTTCGGAGTTTGGTGTTCTGTCCGAATACGCCCAGTCGGTCAAGCAAGACATTGACCTCGCCAAGCTGCACGGTGCTCATCGTTCCCTGACCTGAACCCGTGAGCTGCGAGTCAAGTGAACTCAGCAAGCCACGGAAGCGGATGTCATCCGCTGCTGGGACGGAGCCTGTCTCGGTCTCGGTGAGCCTGAAGCGCGTGTTGTCAGGGATGAGGTTGAACCACGGCCCGACCGCTGGCGTCGTCTCTTGCAAGATGGTCAGGCTCATCGAGGCGCCGCTGCCGTCGCCGTTGGCGCTGAGTTGCAACTGCCCTGGCTCTGCGATGAGTGCGGTCTGGCGCGCCGTTCCAGAGGCATAGTTGATTGGCGGGTTGAGCAAGTCATAGGAGACGGCGCCACCGGTGACCGTCGCCGTGCCAGAGACAGCGCCAAGCACATAGGTGAAGGTCGTGCCAGATGCCGTCGTCGCAACCTGCGCCACCGTGTTAAACGCAGTGCCTGCGTCAGTCAGTCCATCAACCTGCACATAGGCGCCAGGCGTGATGCCGTGCGAGGAGGTCGTCGTGATGGTGACCGTGCCGGAGACGGCGATGGCTGACGCGATTGGCGCCATATCCATCCAGAGTTGGAATGGTGCGGTCGCCACGGACTATGGCCTCGTTGTCGTGCGGCCGTTGTTCGTGAGGTTCGTGTAGCCGCCGAGGTAGCCGCTTGTGTTCCGCGCCACGACTGAGCCGTCAAGGTAAAGGTTCGTGTTGGTCGTAATCGTGCTTGTGTTGCCGCCTGCGTTCATTGGATTCACATAGGAGCCGCCGCCATAGCCTCCAGCATCCGCTGCGTTGTTGAGCGCCTTCTTAGATGTCTCACCAGCACCGATGCCGATGAACTTCAATCCTGCGACGATGAGGTCAATGACTGTCTTGATTGCCAGCAGTGCCAGCTCAAGCGGCTTTAGCGCAAGCGTCAAAAGGTTGATTGAGCCTTCGCCAGTACTAAAGATGGCGAACAGTTCGCCAACTGAGTTCACGAGTGGTCGGACATAGTTGTCCACGAGGTCGCCCACGATTGGTCCGAGTGTCTCCATCAAGCCCTCAAAGGCTGGGAGTGCCTTCTCGGTCAGGAAGGCAAGTGCCTCGTTCACCATCGGCAGTAGCTTGGCACCGAACGATTCAATGGCTTCGTTGAAGCGAATCTGCGCTGCGGCGAACTTGCCGCTCGTGCTGTTGGCAACTTCCTCAGCGACGCCGAGATACTTCTCGTCAGCAAGTCGCAGAATGTCCTTGAGTTTCGCGCCCTTCTCCACCTCGATGCCAAGTGCGAGCAAGCCTCGCGTGCTGCCCTGTGCGCCCTTGCCAAGCGCCATCATCACTGTGGCAAGGTCCTTGCCGGTGGCGGCAGAGATGTTGGCGGCAACCGCGTTTGCCTTGAGCAGATTCTCCTGGTTCTTGAAGAATCGTGAGCCAGTCTCTAGCCCAGCGCGAACCTCATCGTCGGTGAATCCAAGACGAGCCATCGCCTTGATTTGCTCATCAACCTTTGGCGTGAGTTTGTCCATCTCAAAGCCACGCGCTTTGAGTGCGGCGTTGAGCCGAATAGTGGCTTTCTCATCCTCGGCTGCGGCCATAATCGCCTGAGCTGCGAAGGCGACAAGTGCTGCGCCAGCGGCGATTGCGGCTGCGCCGATTGCCTTGAACGCAGTCCCAGCCGCGCCCTTGAGTTTGCCCATCGCCTTGCCGACATTGCCAAGCGGCTTCGTGGCGGCGTCCTTCGCCGCGATGACGAAGTTCGCTGAACGGTCAGAACCAAATGCCATCTAACTCACCTTCGCTTGAACTTCATGATGGTTGCGCGGAACGCACCGTTGTTGAAGAATGATTCTACCGTCTTCGCCATCGCTTCCATCGCAGTCTTCTGTCGCCCTTCGTTCTTAGACACTCGCGTGACGAATGGGTTGGCTGGAACGGCCTTCACTGCCTTCGCTCCGTTCTTGGTCTGGCGCACGCCGCTGATTCCAGAGGTGACGAACCAGCGATACCACGCTCCACCACTTGCACCGGCTCGGTTGCGTCCAGCCCTCGGACCGACCACAGCCGCAGGCGTATTGAACCGCGCACGGCGTGCCGTGACCGATTTGCGGAGTCGCCCTGGGTTCTTGGTGGTCTTGCCAACTGGAGCCTCGGCGCGCATTGGGTTCACCATCGTGCGCGCTGCGTTCAGCGTTGCGATGCTGAGCAGGCGCTTGTAGGCGCTTGGGTTTGCACCTTCAAGGAAGCCGAGACGCAGTGCCTCGTAGTTGGAATCTACGTTGAAGGAGATGGTCAAGCGGTCGAGCGAGTTAGCGGCCATGCTTCTCCTTTGGCTGAAGGTCGGACATCAGTGCAAGTGTACGAGCGAAGTCTTGAGCCTCCCACTCCAGCACCTCATGCGGTGGAATGTGGAACTCCTTGCCAATCAGGTGTGCTGCGATGAGCGGATGCGGCGCTAGTGAACGACCCGCCGCCAGCCGCTGGGCGTCGAGTCTTATCGAGGGGGGAGTGCTGAGACGGCCTCCGACCACTTGCCGATTGCATCCGTGAGTGCGTCCATTGGCGCGTCCAGAACGTTCTCTGCCGGTGCGCCGTCATCGTTCAGGAAGTTGTGCTTGACGATGAGACGCTCAAGCGCCGTGAGTGCGCGCTCCACACTGCCGCTTTGCAGCTCAATGAAGATGCGAGCAGGAACGCCCTCTGCCTTCATGGTCGCCGTCCAGCCCTCGAATGGCGCGGACAGCGTGATGTCTACGGTGCGGAACTGTGGCTTGCTCTGACTCATCTTGCCTCCTCCTACTAACTAGCCTGAACTTACGGCAGTGCCGCCAAGTCGCTGTTCACCACGATGCGAAGGCTCTTCGCTGAGGTCGTGTCGTAGACCAGTGTGCCTGTGACGGCCATCACGGTTAGCCCATCTTCCTGAGCGGACATCTGCTGCACTTCTGTCGGGACAATCATGCACATGATGTGCGCGCTGTAGGTGCCGTTGCTCCACGTCAGGCGCACGCCCTTCGGCGTAGCTGCGCGGTAGGCGTCGTACCAGGTGCTGACTGCCGAGGCGGTCGAGGAGACCGTCATCGTCAGCGTGCCGGTGAACGGATTGCTCTCGGCATGCGTGCTGAATACTGTCGTGCCAGCGAGGTACGCCTGACGTGCAACGCCAGAGCTGTATTCAAGGCTGAAGTCTAGGAGGTACTCATACGCAGTTCCGTCAGCCGTGCCTGGGAAGGTGCTGCCATGCTGAAACGCGTTCCAGAGTCGCCCCGCCATGAATGGTGAGGTCGGCGTGCCTTCGGCAAGCGTCGCGCTGCTCTTCGAAATGTTCTGCGCGAAGAGTGAGGCGCTCAGGTTCGTCAAGCCACTGCGGTCTGCCGCAATCGTGATTGACTCAGCGAGGCAGTAGTTCGCAACGTACTGTTGCACGCCGTCGGTTGCCACGAGCGAGTAGGAGACTGGGTTGTTCGCCGCAGTCATGCTGAAGTCGAAGTCAAAGCCATACGGAGCGGCTGTCCCGCTTGGGGTCACGGCGTCGGTCATTGAAAGCCAGATTGGAAGTTCGCCGACGCTTACCGCAGGAACGGTTGCGCTGAGGGTTGGCTCAATGGAGACGATTGTGCCGGTGCTTCCGATGAGCGGGTTGCGGAGTGCAACGGAACGCTCGGTGCCGAGTTCAATCGTGGTGCCTTCGCTGATAACGCCAGTTGGTGAGACGAGCAGCTTGCGGCCGCCTGAAGTCAGCGTTGGGGTGGTGCCGTAGGTCGTCTCCTTGAAGGCGACGAGTTTGCTGAACAGGACGTTGCCTGCTGATGCTGCTGGCATTATTCGGTCTCCTTGTCGTCTTCAGCCGCGTGTGCGGCATTTGCTGGCTTGGCGATTCCTGCCGCAATCCACGCTTGCGCGATGGCTGCGGGTGCGCTGATTGTAGACCCATCAAGCGGCAATCCTCCGACGAACTCTCCTTGTGGAAGAGCGCCGGCAACGTACTGCACGTTGATGTGGCTGGTGACTGGATACGCGAGTGGCTTCTTCAGGCTAGGCACTGGTTGCAATCGCCTCCACGGATGACACCTCGACCGACGCCGAGATGGTCAGGAAGTCAGAGTCAGCCCATGTGTCGGTGCCGAGCGATGTGGAGACGACGCTCGCCTGTGCCACGGCATCCGTGCCGTCCAGCGTCACGCCGTTGATGAGGCTGTCGCGCAGCCAAGTGCGCCAGACCATGAGGTCCGCGTACTTGCGACCGAGGTCAGCCTGTGGCTGGATGTAGATAGTCGCGTTGAGTGTCAGCACCACTTGACGGTTGCTCGCGCCGTAGGCAATCGTGTCGTCGCCTGGAACGATGACGCACGCTGGCACCACTGGAAGGTTGTCCGGTGGATACGAATAAACCGCACGGAGCGCGTAGCCAGTCGGCGGCGTCGCAGCGGTGAGGTGCGCGGCAAGTCCAGCGATGACCGTCGCGTCGTTGAAGCTCACCGAGCCAGACCGTCGCGCTTGCGGTACTGCTCAAGCAGCACGCGTGACTCTGGGTGCAGTGCGCTTGTCTGTCGCAGAATCCCGCCGAGGTCGGCAGAGCCGATGACACCGAACGGCGAAGTGCGGCTTGACCAGACTGCGCCAGCCTGAATCAGCGCGGCTTGCTTGACGGCGTTCGGAACTGACGGCCATCCGAAGACGCCGACCACCTTGACGCCGCGATAGACGTTCTTTGGGAAGTTCTTCGGCCATGTGACGCTGACCTCAATGCTGGTGTACGGCCAGCCGTCCAGCGCGTTGTTCGCCGGAGCGAACACATAGTCCGTGCCAGCGGTCCACGTTGTCTCGTAGGTGTTGTTGCCGTCATCGTCGGTGGTGAGCGAGGAGATGCTCACAAGGTCGTCCGTCAAGACGTACTGGAAGTCCTGCGCCGTGTAGTAGCGCGTCTCGGTCGCCGTGCCGAAGCCCTGGCGTCGGTCGGTGTAGTTGTCAATCAGCGCGTCGGTTGCATCGAGGACAGACTGCAACGGCGTGTCGTCCGTTGAGTCGGTGATTCCGATTGCGCTCTTGAACTCTGCGAGTGTTGCGTATGACATCTAGCGACCTCCGATTTGTAGGACATACAGCGTATGCGTGCCTGAATCGGTGACAGCATACAACTG